GTTTCTAGCTGCGCGGGGGAAACCCCCTTTTGTAGTTTACTAACACTCGTGACCAATCTAAGGAAATATGAAAAACTTATGTTTAGGAGTTTTAGGACTCCATGCATACGTTCAACGTATATCCCACGGAAAGGAAATTGAAAATCTCTAACGATATTATTTAGATACTCATCTAGATTTTCTCTAAAATCTAGGTATCTATTAGTAGTTTGCACAGATAGCTTTACTGCCTCCTCAGTTACAGCACTCCTCATTAATTTGAGGACTAAGTGTTCACTGGGGATAGGTAACTCATCGCTCAAATGCCTGGCTAGAAGCACTCGTGCTTCTTCGCTGGTCATCAAACCATGAGTCCACCTAAGAGCAGAATTAAACGGGCGTAAAGTCGTTTCAAGGTAATTTCGGGATAGACCGATTACTCGGTTTCCTACTCTTACTTTTAATCCGGCCAAAGCCTTTATTACAAGTTCTACGAAGAGGCCTTTGTATAAACAAAGGTTACCTCTCAAAACAATAAATTCAAAAAGTATTGTGTAAACACGCAATACAGAATGAATATTGTCAGAGATACCTCTAAGTGGAAGTCCTGTAAGTTCAACTCTCCCTTTTATTCACCTCTTAGCAAACTCGTATGTTGTTTTACCAACATGCGTTTTTGCGACAGAGATGTCAACCCCTAGACGTGACATCACAGATATATATTTCAAAGCGACGTTATTGTTCTTTATAACAATATCATCACCAAGAATTATATACTGATTGAAATCTAAGTTGTGACCACATAAGTGGGCACACCATAGAACAATCAGGTGATGTGTCAGTGCTAAAGAAGCTCAAGATGAATACGCACCCATCGGTTGACCAACGGTGTAATGAACACCATAGGCTCCGAGAGTGTTAGGCTCCCTTGACATCCCATAAGTGTGGACGTCAATGGGTTTTAAACCTAAATATTCTTTATATTCCCACCCAGATTTCTGGGTAGGACAAGGAATAGCATATTCTCTTGTAAGTAATTCACCTCACTCCTCACTAAATCTATCTGATCCGAAAACTTCGGAAAAGAGAGACTTTTGTAAGTAGAGAGGCAATCTATCTGTATCGGCACTAAGGTCAAGGCTTCAGAACAGCTCTGTATTATCAAGTCATGGGCCACGAGGGTCCTGAGTAAAAGTCCTATCACAAGGCAATTTTCGTAAATTACGAAAATATGCAAGGTGAATGGGCTTAAGTAAAAATTGTGAGACATAGTCCACCATGGCTATGACTCTCATTTTACACTCCGGATCTTTGACAATTGATAGACGACCTACAAAGTCTCTTCGATTAGAAGAGATTGTAGAATCTGCTCTAGGCAATTGATCAAAG